CGCCAGATTCGTCTTGTTGCTCACCACTGCGCCGGCCGCCCCGGCGGCACCGCTGCCGGCGGCGTTGTTGTGCATCGCGTCCAACACGGGCACACCGATGCGGTTCACGGCCGCCTGGCTGAACACATACTCCCCCTTGTGAACAATCCCCGCCGGCTCGTGAACGCCGCCCGCACCGGTATAGCCGCCGGTGTCGAAGGCCGCCAAGCCCAGGGACATCGCCTCCGCCGCGCCGATGAAGCCGGGAGCCGCGACCGCCGCCGCGCCCAAGGTGCCGATGGTGGCCATCACCGCTGCCGGCGTCCAGATTAGCGCCTGGGCCGCCGCAATCGGCGCACTGGCCGCCATGGCCGCCGCCATGATTGAACGGCCGCCAATCGCCATGATAGCTTGGGTGAGCAGCCAGCGAACGCCCATTTGCACAATGGCCGAGATCACCTCGTTCAAAATGCTGTTGGCAATGGATCGTAGCGCCTGCCCCCAAGTCATGGTGCCCTCAATCAGCCCGGTAATGCCGTGGCTGATGGAATTGACCGCCGTGTTGAACGTGTTGGTGAATACATTGGCGAGCGTGGTGAAACTGATTTGTGCCCGCTGCTCCAACTGCGTCAGCGCCGCGCCCATGGCCACGATGGCAGACGGCGAACCCGGTCCGCCGCCCCGGCCCGAGGCAACGGATTCCTCCACCCGATTCGGCACCGCATCCCCGCTCGGCACCCGGTCCAGCACGGCGGCAAATCCCGGCAACATTTCCGCCAGTGCCGCCTCTAGCAGCGTCGCGGCTGACTGCGCTGCCACCAGCGCCGCCACCACCTGTTGCAACTCCTGCGCCAGACCGGACAGGTTGTCCGCGTCCAACCCAGCCAACCCGGCGTCCAGCGCCTGCGTGCCCGCACCCGCCTGGGCCAGCGCGGCAAACGTCTGCCGTCCCTGGCCAGCCAGTTGGTCGAGACCGTCACCGGTCTCCGCCACAAACTGCGCGAGTCTCCGCGCCGCCTCCGAGGTCTCCGCCGTAACTTTGATGACAATGGGGTGCATGCACGATTATCGGTTCTAGGGGATTGGTTCTGGGTTCTGGGGCCTTAGCCTTCAGCCTTTAGCCTTTAGCATTTCTTTGAGGGCTTCCACCTGTGCCGCCCAGCATCTCTGCTCGCCTTGCGCGGCAATCATAAATTGAAGCATTTGCCGGGCCGCACGCCGTTCGTGGGCCGCCGCCAGAAGCTGCAGCCGTTCCCAGCTCAATTCCAACGCCGCTGCCAGCGTCAGCCCGCAGGCGGCGGCAAGATCGGCGACCGCGTCAGCGAGGTGGATTTTTGCCGCTCGAGGATTTTCTCGACCAACTCCGCCGGCAGTTGCCTCAGGTTCGCCGCCGCGCGTTCCAGCCGCCGGGCGGCAAAGGCGAAAAAACCGTTGGCATTCACCTCCCGCATCGTGGCCAAGGCCAGCTCATAACTTTCCGGCGCCAGCGTCTGGACCAATTCCCGGGGCTGGCCGCAGGCACGCGCCACGAGCGCAAACTCGTCGTCATGCACGCGGAAGGCATCTTCATATTCCGCCAGCCGGAATTGGCGGAGCTTCAGTTCACCGCGCTCGCCATTTTCAAACTGCACGCCGATGGTTTTGCCACCCAGCAGGGTGATCGTTTTGTGTTCGTTGTTCATTTTTCAGTGTTGAGTGTTGAGTGTTGAGTTCTGGGTTTTAAGTGAGGTTTAGCCTTCAGCCTTGCCCTCACGGCCCCGTGACATAGTTCGTATGCGCAGTGGTGACCCAATACGAGGCGCCGTTGGAGTTCCACAGAATAGCCATCCCCGGCACGGGAACCGGACAGACCATGTTCGTTGGCACGCGCACGCTGCCCACCCAGTTCATCTGCGCCTGATTGGTCAACGTCACCTCGGCATAGCAGCCGTTGGTGACCACCCCAATCCCGCTGTTATCGAGGGTGAAGGCGAAGGCGTCATTCCAGGCGCAGTTGTTAAAGATGGTCGCCCCGGTGTTGTTCGTGATTACGAGGATGCTGGCCGCGTCAAACATGCAGCTATTGAAGGTCACGCCGGCGTTGCCGCCGCAGATATACAGACCGTCACCCCCGCGCAGTTGCTGGCCCGTGATTTCCTCACCCGCCGACACGCTGCTCAGATAATAGGAAACCCCAGTGTTGTGGTTCAGCGAGCCGCCGGTGATTTCTCCGTGGACGTTACCAGGGATATACATGCCGATGAAACTGTCGGATATTTGCGGGTTGTTAATCGACACATTCCACGCCCCTTCCGAAATACCGAAAGTGCAATTGTGAATTATCGGCGAATTGATGAACGAATATTGGGCATCACCAAAGTTAGGAATCTGCCCGCTGCCATCATAGAAGAGGTAGCTGTTGTTCGTGGTGAAATCCAAGGTATGCAGCCCGCCCGGCAGTTCCACGCCCACATAGCACCAGTCTGACTCGTTGCCCTCAAACTTGGCGATCGGCGTCGCATGGTCATATTGTGTATTGGTGTTGGACAGATAAAACCCGGCCACGTTAAAACCATCCGCCGTCAAGTCCTTGAATTTGTTCCAGCCAAACATGGCGCAATAAAAACCGCTGCGCGCATTGGTCGGCGTGTTGTTGCCCTGGGGAACGGTAATCCAACCATAATCCGACATGTTGGCGGTGCCCACGATATTATTGGAGAAGGTCCAACCCGGTGACTGGTGGATGCCACCATAGACCGACAGCCCCACCATGGAAACATTCGTCATGCCGCGCGTGCAGACCGCGTAGCCCTGGATATTTGCCAGCATGTGCAGGCGGCAACCGTAGCCGGAGATGGTCTCGTTGTCGTTGGTGATCAGAATGTGGGAGATGTTGAAATCTCCCATCGGGCAAACCACCGGCTGGCGGGAATTGAAATATGAGTTGAAGATGGCCGTGTCATCATTCGTGCCCCCGAGGGCGGGCACGGTCAGATTGGTGACTGCCCCCGGCGGCAGGTTTGCAATGCTCGACAACTGGCCCGCCATCTGCGCCAAGTTAGTCGTGCCCAGGAACACCGCCGCCCAGTTTGTGTTACCCGCCGGCGACTGCTTCACCCATTCCTGAACCAGGTTGGTGCCGGTGGCCGTATCGAATTGCAAATAGAGGCTGCCGTAGCCTGCGGCAATGATACCATTGGGATTGTTGGTGCCGCCCGACAGACCCGTCGCCGCCGCCGGGATGGTCAGCCCGTTGGTTCCAAACGGTGTGGCTGGCGAAATCGCCTCCGGCCGATTCGTGGCAAACTGTGCCAGCGCTGCAAAACGGGACAGGAGGCACAGGATGATTAGAATGGCAGCTTTTCCCGCCGCCGTGGCTGCCGACTTGGTGACGGCTGCGGGAGAGATTTCTTTTGGAGCTTCGCCAGCGAAACCAGTCGGCTGGCCGAGCGTGGCTGTCGGCTGATTCGGCTTCGGCAGATTGTTGTGTTCCAGTCCGGTGGGCCGCACTTGATCAAAGGCAGGGTGTTCGTTCATATAGTTTTATATTTTGAGTTTTAAGTTTTGAGTTGGCGGGAAGCCGGAGCAGGCGTCTGAGCCATCCTCCAGCTTCCATCCTCCATCCTCGTTTAGATCGCCGACCCGGCGAGCGGGCTGTAGAGCCAGGTAAACTCGAACTTCGGGTGGAGAATGTTGCCCTCGTCCACGGCCAGCTCGGTCACGTTCAAATCCACCCACCAGTCGTCAATGACGTAGAGTCCATTGGCGGCGTCGTAGCGCTGACGCTTGAGCCAGCCCTGGAAACTGCCCGAGCCGCTGAGCGGATAAAACGCCGTGTCCGCGAGCTGAATCAGCGGCGACTTATAAAAGCCCGCCAACCCGAGCCGGCTCAGTTCGTTCATCTCCACGGTCATCTTGAGGCTGCGTTCGGGGCGCACGACGTTTTGCGTCACGATGATGCCGGTGCCGGGCATGGGTGCCTTGATTTCGATTTCCTTCGCCATCACCTTGTCCATGGCTGGCTTCTTGACCGTGCCCAGACTGAAGGTGGTCCAGATGGAATCCGCCGCACCCGGCTTGGCGCTGGCGGATACCGTGCCGCTCGCGGGAACCGTGAAGGCTTGCCCGGCCGGCGCAAAATAGAGAAAGTCGCCCGTTTGAATAACTGCAGGTTGTGATTGCATGGTATTGATTGGTTGGTTGGTTGGTTGATTGATTGTTTGGGTTGAAAAGACTTTGTTATATCAGTAATCGGCTGCCGCTTCCTTGGATGTTGGGCGTTCGATGCCTGTCCGCCGTAGCCTTGGCGTAGGTGGATTGGTTGTTGGATGTTTTCCGCAGCTCATGCCAACGGCCCCACATTCATCACGGTCTCCAAAGACAGCTCAAACAGTTGCCGCTTCTTGTCCGGCACAAAATGGCAGTGCGTCACCCGGAGATTGGCAAAGCCGGGGATTTTCAGATGGTGCAGCAGTTGCGTGAGCAGCAACGCCACATCCCGCGCCTTTGGCCGAGCCGCATTCGTGCGCCACACCACCGGCAGTTCGCCGATGGCCACCGCCGTGTTGATCTTCAACGTCGCGGTGGGACTGAACTCACTCGCTGTCTGCTCAAACACTGGCTCGCCAATCAGAATCAGCAGGCCAATCCGGGCAATCGCCTGGTCAATCTCTGCCGTCAAATCATGCGCATCCTCCACCAGCACGCTCGCGCCGTTCAGTTGTGGGGCCGATCCCGACGCCTGCTGCGCCGCCGTGATGCGGTGGTAAATCCCCTGTGTCAAATCATTCAAGGTTGCCATATCCATGTCCGTGTTTGTCGGTGTCCATCTGCTGCCAAACGTCGCGGCTCAGGCCGCCGTAGCCAGTCGTGACCCAGCCAGCCCAGTACCCCGCCGCAGCGAATAATCCCGTATCTCCGCGCCCGGCCTCGCCCCGGTCGCCTCGTCGTATTGCCCCCTCCGCAATAACCTGCGCCCATATACCGGGCGCGGAGAAAATTGCACCCGCACCAACCCGCTCGTCGGCCCGGCCAGACCGGCCATCTGATCCGCATGAACCGCAAACCGCGCCGCCGCCTCCGGCGCCCGGCTCAGCCGCAATATTGGATAATTGGAAATCATCGGACGCCTGGTTCAGGCCAAGCCTCGTCAACCCTCAACGCTCCCCCACCGTGATGTTGCACACCGGACGCCGAAACTCGGTGGCGGCACGGTCGGTTCCATCGGCGCTATCACCGGATTGTCTGGCTGATCCACCACATCCTCGCCGTTGGCCACGCGGTTCAAATCGCGCTCATGCTGCGCCAGCGTGCGGCGTTCGTCTTCGCTCAGATCCAGTTCCAGCGCCACTTTTAGGCGGGCGATAATTAAATCCACCGCCAGATTGCGCAGCCCCTGCGGAATTGTCGTCGTATCCGCATCCAGCTGATTGCGGCGGCAGCTCGCCACCTTGCGGCGCAAATCATCCACCACGCTCTGAATGATGCCGGTGCTGCGATCCGTCTGCCCCGCGCCCAGCACCGCCGTGTCGCAGGCGTCAATCAGCGCCGCCGCCTTCGCGTCGTAGAGTGTCGCTTTGGTTATGGAAATCCAGGCCATGGCAAGGGTTGGAAAAAGATTGCGGTTGAAACGGCGGCAGCCGTGACCGGCTGCCGCCGCCGTATGGGCTTAATACGCCGCGCCATAGGCCACGCGGTTCACCAGGAATCCCGCGTTCGTCAGCGTGCCCGAATTCTGATTGGTCAGCGTCGTGATGTTCAGCGAAACGTAGCCCGCCAGTTGTGCGCTGCTCCAGTTCGTGCTGGCCACCACCCGGGTCGTGCCCTGCGCAGGAATCGTCCACGTCCACGGCGTTGTCGCGTAGTTCGTGCCGTCCGCGCTGAACGAACCCTGTACCAGCACGTTGCTCGTGCCCGCACTCACATTGAACACCCCCTGCAACGCCAGCCCGCAGTTCTTGGTCAGCGGCACGATGTTGGTCGTGACCAACAGCGAAGCCGGCGCGAGCGTCGCCGGAAAGTTGGTCAGTCCGTAGCACGTCGTCGGATAAACCTGCGCCGCCGCCCGATTCGCCAGACCGCCCACCGCCGCCAGCACCGCCACCTTCAGGAATGATTGAAACATGTTTTTCATATGGATAGTCAGTTGTTACTTGAATTGTCTTTTTGTTTGGATGAGAGAATATGTGCGGCCGCCGCCTCCCGGCGACCGCACCGCTGTGCCTTACTTGCCCTTGGCCGCCGTCACATCAATGCGCCGCATCGAGAGCGCGCTCGTCAACTTGATGTCCCGCGACCAGTCCACCAGGTGCGCCCGCCAGAGCTGATTCGGCGCCTGATACGTCCGCACGTTGCCGATGAACCCGCCCGCCGCGCCCACGGTGAAGGACTTGAACGCGCTCGGGTCATACAGCGTCGCGTTCGGCACGCTGTAATGCAGCAGGCAGGTGCCGGACAGGATGCGCGTCTTGTTTGCCGGCTGCCCCAGCGCGGCCACGTCGTTCACGATGTTCGCCACCATGAAATCCACCGGGAACACCAGCAGCTCCGCCAGTTGCCCCGCCGTTAGGTTTTGCACCTGTGTGAACTGCGTGCGCTTCTTCACATTCGGATTGTTGCGCAGCAGGTTCCAGGACGCCGCGTCCATCGTCAGCTTGATGTTCTGCGTGCTGCCGCAGTTCAGCGAGAGCGCCAGCAGTTCCGCGTCCAACTGGTCAATCGGGTCAATGTCCGGCGAATCCCAGTTGCCCAGGTTCGGCGTCGGCGTCGTGTTCGCAATCACCGTGTCCACCACATCGCCCACATGCCCC